GTGATACTGGTACAGATGCTTCGCCTATTACTGGAACTGGCACAGGTAGTGCTTGCACTGGTAATGAGCTTGCTAATGCTGTTAGTGCTGCTGCCAAAGTTCTTGACGAGAACGATGTCGCTTACGAAAACCGTTGGCTAGTTGCCGACCCTGAATTTTATGAAGTTCTGCGTCAAGCCGATGCAAAACTGATGGACTCCAGCGTCACTGGTGAATCAGGATCTGCGCTAATGAACGGTATGGTAACTGATCGTATCATACATGGCTTTAAGCTGTATCAATCCAACGCTATGGTTAATGGCGCTGCTGGTGCTGCTGCAAGTCATACATTCTCATCGACTAATGCTGGTGAACACATCTTCCTGTATGGTCATATGAGTGCTGTTGCTACAGCTTCTCATATTGCCAAGACGGAAGTTATTCGTGATCCTGATAGTTTTGCCGATATTGTACGTGGTCTTCATGTCTTCGGACGTAAGGTTCTACGTGGTAGCGGTACAGGCTTTAAGGGCGTGTTCTCTGGTGTGGTTGACCTTGGCTCGTAAGGGAGAATAAATCATGGCTACTTATAATAGAACAGCTACAGGTGGTGGAACTGCTGGGCATCCGTCCAACGCTCCAGTTCCTTATGTGATTACTTCTCCCGTATGGGATACTGCTGATGGTGGTACAGGTGGGGATATTGTCCAATTGGTCGATGTTCCTGCAGATACCATGATCCTTACTGGTGCTCTGGAAGTTCTGGAAGCACGAGGCAATGGCCAGATTACTATGGATATTGGCTTTACTGGCGGTGACGTAGATACGTTTATTGACGGATCTGCATGTGCTGCTGGTATGTCACCATTTTTGGCTGCTGCTGTAGGTGCGTCTTCATCCAATCCTATAGTCGTGACAACTGCTGACACTATTGATGCTCTTATTATTGATGCGGCATCTACTGGTGAAAGTGCTTTGCGTTTTCGCATTCACGTTTGTATGGTGGATATTTCCAAGAATCCTGTAGAATCAGCTACAGTATCTACTGGTACGTAATCACGCCAAAAACAGTTTCTGTGGAGTTCTGTTTTTAAAAAACTCCACACCCTTTCTTGCTGTGTTCACTTGTAATGTTGAAAGAAATACAATATGTTTATAAAATTACTTAACGATGATGAAGTTAAATTTTGTTTAAAGTATATTACCGATAAGACTTTTAAGGATGGTAATGATACTCAACCGATAGAGGATATCAAGAAGAACAAAGAATCTAGTCTTGTATCGGATAATGTACGAAAGCTTGTAATAGGCAAACTGTACGACACGCATTTTATTGATTCTGTTTATTGTCCAAATCGTGTTTCTGTAAATTTCTACAACCAGTACAAGAAGGGAGATTTCTATAATCTTCATATAGATAATTTCAAAGCACATCCAAAGTCTAACAATGTTTTCTTTGATTATGCCTTTTCTGTTAATTTGAATGATGATTATGAAGGTGGAGAGATATTCATTCAGACAGAAGTAGGAACAATAGGTCGCAAACTGGAAGCAGGAGAAGCAGCACTATTTCCCATTATATACCCGCATGGTATAAAAGAAATTACAAAGGGAAAACGAACTAATATCATAGGTTGGATATCCTCTAAAGTCTCATATGAGCAATCTTTTATTCTGAAGTCGTTATACGAAGTCAATCAATTTCTAGCAGATAAAGATGAGAATATTTTCACGAAATCGGTCCTTGTTCAGAATTATCTCAAGAAAGAATGGGGAAGATAATGGTTGGAAACGAACAAAATGAAGATCTTTCCACCGAAGAGAAAAAGACTAGGAACGAAATTCCATTCATGCTTATACGACCTTTCGGTCCTTTTATAGTAAAATCTAGATTACCTCAAGATCTGATAGATGATTATAACGAAGAACTTGAAAAGATCATAAAAGATAAGAAGCTCGTAAAAGAATATGATTGGTCACAACACCTTGTAGGAAAAGTAAGACAGGAGCTACGTGTACCTGAAAGTGTACGAGAAAAATATGACGGTTATTTTCAAGCTTTAACTGATGCTTATCTCAAACAAGTTACTGAAGATCCAAAAGGTCGTCCTTTCAATCTTCAAACTGCATGGTTCGTAAGACAGTTTGCTGGAGAATTTAACCCAATTCATATTCATACATACTGCGAACTTTCTTCAGTTGGTTATTTAAAATTACCGAAAGGTATAGAAAAAGAGTTTGAAGAAGAATCAAAGACAAGACGGCCAGTACGAGGACATATAGAATTTTTATACGGAGTTCCTCAAGATTTGAATAGTCATACGATGCTGGCTCAACCCAAAGTGGGAGATTTTTATTTATTTCCAAAGTATCTGATGCATACTGTGTATCCTTTCAGAACTCCTGGAGAAAGACGTTCATTCAGTATGAATATCGGCGTTAAAATGGAGGAAGGTTAATGGCAACGCTAAGTTTAACAACACACTTTACTGTAGATATCCCCGATAATGATACGCATACTCTTGCTGGCGGCAGCACTACATCTACAGATTCAATTACAGTTACACACTATTTTGATAAGAGATATTCCATTACAAACTCATCTCTTACAGAAATCTGGAACGATACCATGTTGGCAGACTTCGATTTTATGTGGGTAGACTCAGATCAGGCAGTAGAGTTACAACTTATGTGTAACGAAGGTGGCTCAGTATCGAGCAGTAACCTGGAGAACGCTTTTGTTGTTAAGCTGATTGCAGGAGTGCCTTTTGTGTTGGCAGACGATGCCAGCCGAAACAGAGGCGACGTTACAGGTACATTCAATGAGAGTAATTATGTTGCAGAGAATGATACCTGGGAATCTAACTGGACTGCAGACACCATAGACCGCATCGAATGTTATAATGCATCAGGCAGTACCGCTAACGTGCGTGTATTTGCAGCTACATAGGAGGAGATGATGCCAGATACTGAAACTCAATCCTGTAACAGATGTAACCATGATTGTCATTGTATCGACGAAATTTGTGAAAATTGTTCCTGCAATGATTGCAACTGTGTTCCTGATACGGAGTAAATAATGGCGAATTATCTAACGCTTGTAAATAATGTTCTTAATGAACTCAATGAAGTAGAGCTGACATCTTCAACATTTACTTCTTCTCGTGGTGTTCAGACAATGGTCAAGAATGTTGTTAACAAGGCAATCAACGATATCTACAATGCAGAGATAGAGTGGCCATTCCTGATCAGTACGCAAACGGAGGATATTGTTGCAGGAAAGCAGGAATATTCTCTTCCTTCTGATCAGCGAAAAGTTGATTGGGATTCATACATGCTACGTCCCAAGAACTTGCTAAAGAACAGTACTTTTGATTCAAACATACTGTACTGGACTATAGTCTCTGGAACTCCTGTGAAGGTTGACACAACCAGTTCTGGTGCAAGTGTAACAGGTGCTCTTCAACTTTCTTCAGCAGAAGTAACTCAAATCATACAAACCGTTGTTAACAAAGAGTATATTGTACGTACACGAACATTCTCTAATGATGTTTCGTTAAAAGTTGGTACTTCTTCTGGCGGAACACAGGATCTCAGTGCAACACTTAGCGTAACAAATGCTGGTGATGGCCAGTGGCTTACCAACAGGTTTACAGCCTCTGCAACAACAACATATATTGGTCTTGCTGAAGCAAGTGCAAATACCGTAGAGGTGGATAGCATTGAAGTTGTAGAGAATGAACAACCTCGTAAACTGAAGTACATCTCCTATGATGAATGGTTCGAGAACTTCTCAGAAATTGATCTTAATCAAACATCAAAGGACCAGTTTGCTCTTCCAATGTTTGTCTACAAGACCAACGATGATAAATATGGTTTGTCTCCCGTACCCGACAGGATACTCAGCGTAACATATAAATATTACAAGACACATTCTGATCTTTCTGCATACGCCGATATTCCTATTCTTCCGACACGCTTTCACGATACGATAGTCAACAGAGCAAAGTATTACACGTATATGATGAGAGCGAATGTTGCGGGAACACAACTATCTGAAAAGGATTTTCAAGAAGGTGTCAAGAGGATGCGTGTTGAACTTCTTAACCGTAAGAATTACATGTATCCTAGAGGTATCAGAACTCCTGGAAGATTTGCACAGGTGAATACGTGATGGCTCATACTTTTAAAGATCGTGTACTTAAACCGCCGCCTACATCTCCAACAACTAAACGTGTAGATAATCCTATACCTCCTGTGAAGAAGATACCATTACTAACATATCGCACTTTCGTTGGTACAATACCAAAAAAAGCACATGGCGGCACAGTCTACAGAGGTCGTAAATATAACTACGGTGGCAGAGTAGCTAAATGGCACAAGTAACAGAACCCGAATATATATCACCGTATGTTGTAACAACGGCTGGTGGTCTGGTTCTGGATCGTGATGTTTACACGATGCCTGTTGGTGCCGCAAGCATCCTGCAAAACTTTGAACCTTCAGTAAAAGGCGGATATCGCAGACTTGATGGTACTGCAAAATACTCCAGCTCACAGGTTAACAGTGATGCAACAGTAACAGGAGTGGCAGTCTTTAACAGTGGAGTTGTAGCAGTTTCGGGTACAGCGGTTAAGTTCAGTACTGGAAGTACATGGGCTGCTGTTGCAACACAATCCAGTACACCAGTACGTCCAAGATTTGAGAAATACAACTTTGGAGGAACAGACACTATAGTCTGGGTTGACGGTGCTAATATACCGACAAAGTGGACAGGAACTGGTACAGGAACACTTATGAATGCTTCGGGCGCACCTGCTAACGCAACATCTGTTGCAGCCTTCAAAAATCATATGTTTTATGCAGGAGCATCTGCAGCCAAACAACAGGTACAATTTACAGTTCCTGCAGATGAAACAGATTATACAGGTAGTGGTTCTGGTAATCTAAAAGTTGATACTGAAGTTGTAGCTCTAAAGTCTTTTCGTGAAGCACTGATCATCTTTGGTAAAGATCGTGTTTACAAACTTACAGGAAGTTCAAGTTCTGATTTTGCTGTAGCTCCTGTTTCTCGTAATATTGGATGCAGTGATGGTAACAGCGTACAGGAAATAGGCGGTGATTTAATCTTTCTGGCTCCTGATGGTCTACGAACAGTTGCAGGTACGGCTCGTATTGGTGACGTTGAACTAGGAACTGTATCCAAACAGATACAGGAACGAATAAACGAGATAGAATTTGATAATATTTCATCTGTTGTTATACGAAAAAAGAGTCAATACAGGATTTTCTTTCCAACAGACGGTATAGCAGAAGCAGGAGCAAAAGGTATTGCAGGTGTTATAAAAGCCAATCCTCAAGGACAAATAGGATGGGAATACGCTGACTTAAAAGGAATTAAGGCTGCATCATGTGATTCGGACTTTGTAGGAAATACAGAAACAGTAGTACATGGCGGTTTTGATGGTTATGTATATCAACAAGAAACAGGAAGTACCTTCGCAGGGACAAATATAGTTGCAATTTATCGTTCACCAGATCTTACAATGGGAGATGCTGGTATACGAAAGAATATGCAACGTATTAATCTCAATTATGATTCAGAAGGTTCTGTTGATGCTTCTCTTTTTGTAAAGTTTGATTTTGAAGATAGTAATATTCCACAACCTGGTGCATACGCCTTAACAACACAAAGTGGTTCTGCAGTGTACGGAGTAGGTGCTTACGGTACTGCAGCTTATGGATCAAGGGGTATTCCAATTATTCGACAAAGTGTAGAAGGAAGCGGTTTTACGGTTGTTATTAAAGTAATAGATGAATCTTCTAGCAACCCGATAACATTGAAAGGTTTTGAACTAGAATTTACCCCAGGAGCTAGGATGTAAGATGGCAGGTTATTCAGCGAGACAACAGACTTATACTACAGGTGATACGATAACAGCAGCAGATTCTAACGATGAATTTGATGCTATTCTGACAGCCTTTGGTACAAGTGGACATACACATGACGGCACAGCAGGAAATGGTGGTGGATTATCCAAATTAACAGGAAGCAACACTATCACGATTGGTGCAGCAACAGCAGGTACGGATATTACCGTAACATTTGATGGCGAATCAAATGATGGTGTTATAACCTGGATGGAGGATGAGGATCATTTCAAATTCTCCGATGAAATACTTCTTATTGATGATAAGAAATTAATATTTGGTACAGGCTCAGATGTATCCATAGAGTACGATGAAGATGGAGAAGATAGATTACGTATTGAAGGTGCTCCTGTCGTAATATCTGGTGGAGAAGGAGAATCTGGAGATCTTCATATCTACGCTGATCAAGGCGACGATGCTGGTGACGAATGGAAGATAAGTGTCGCTGATGGCGGCGTAATGACCTTCGGCAATGATATTAATTCTGCTGGTACGTATGTAACACATATGACATTAACACCTAATGCTACAGTTACTAATTCTACTGTAACTTTTGCTGGAAATGTTTCTTTTGCTACTGCATTAACACCTGATACATCTGGTGGAGCAGATCTGGGAAGTGCATCTGCCGAATGGGGCGATGTGTATATTGCAGATGATAAGAAGCTACAATTTGGCTCTGACCAAGATGCAACAATAGAATATGACGAAGATGGAGAAAATAGACTACGCATAGAGGGTGCTCCTGTTGTTATTTCTGGTGGAGAGGGCGAGGCAGGTGATCTACACTTGTACGCCGACCAAGGGGATGATGCTGGAGATGAGTGGAAGATAAGCGTTGCCGATGGCGGTACAATGACGATAGGAAATGATATTAATTCCGCTGGCACATATGTAACACATCTAACATTAACTCCTAATGCTACTGTTACGAGTTCTACGGCAACATTTGCAGGTAAAGTTTCTATTGCAGATTCTCTTATTCCTGATGCAGCAGGTGGAGCGGATATTGGAAGCGCTACAGCAGAATGGGGTGACGTATACATTGCAGATGATAAGAAAATAAAGTTCGGTTCTGATCAAGATGTAACCTTAGAATATGATGAAGATGGAAC